GGAAGTTCAAACAGCTGTCAACGAAGCAGTTGCTAATCGTACTATGAGTAAGGAAGTAGGTCAAGCCATATTAGCTAAGAAAGAAGAGAAGGATTTATTAGAAAATCCTAAACAAGTTGATGCAGATCCTAACACGGATGCTGTATTGACTATGGCTGATTTGTTTGGTCCATCAAATGATGCAGACAGAGCCTTTGTAGAACAGCAAAATATGCTTCCAGCTGACATGCAAGGTCCGCCAGAAAACAACGTAACAACATTAGCGTCAGATGTAAATAATGCATCGAGTGATGCTTCAGAATCAGAAAAGGACAATAAGGAAATAATAATTCCTCCTCAAGGTTCTAATCAATATGCTAGTAATGTAAACCAGCAAACTTCAATAAGGAACATCACCACCGGTGTTATTGGCACCGGCGGTGAATCAAGTCTAGGTCATCGACATAGACGAGTCCTACCTGGCGTAGCCTAGTCGGCTGCCAACTTCTTAAAGAACTCTAACGACTCATCGTCATCAGAATCTACCTGTGCCATTTCTGGAGCAGGAGCAGAAGGTGCTTCTTTAGCAACTACTGGAGCGGGAGCTTCTTCCATAGAAGACTCAGCTGTAGTTGAAGGAGCAGCTCCTTGTAGACCTAATACTCTATTGAGCTTAGTTTGAAGTTCCTCATACGTCTTGAAGTTAGAGACATTAACGAACTCATTAAGAGGATGCTCTGATTTCCAGATGCTCTCTAATGTGTCGTCCTCATCTAACAATGGTGCTGATGGATCAAACTCTGACTTATCATAGTTCCTGTAGCCTTCTACATTCCTAATTTTAAGTTTGAAGTTTGCACCTTCCCAAAGGTCAAATGGGTTCATTGGACTCTCGTCCTCGAACTGAGGATTCATAGCTTCGTTTAGCTTGTCAAAGATTTTCTTCCCGTACTTGTACAAGAATACTTTACCTTCGTTCTGAGGATTAGAAGAGTCTGAAACCACATAGATGTTAGAGATGAAAGACAAACGTCTTTTCTGCTTTCTAACTTTATCTTTGTTAGCTTCGATACCACTATTCCAAAGCATTGAGTTGTACTCAGACACTGGATCTTTTTGACCTAGAGTCGTTAATGAGTTCTCAATGTACCAGCCACCTGGTCCTTGAAAGCCATGGTCCCACATTCTTACGAACGGTACGTCTTCACCATTGGATTCAGGTAGAAACCTAATAACGGCATAGCCATTACCAGCCTTGTCTACTTCTGGTTTCCAAAAGCGTTCGTCAGGTCCGTTTTGTTGGGATTGGTTTGAATTGAGCTTGTTGATCTCGGTAGTGAGATTAGCAAAGCCCTCGGTGCGATTGCGCTTAAGCGCTGCAAATGTATCAGTCATTATATTCTCCTATATGCGATGTATACGTTATATGCGTTTTATTAACTAAAGCGATCTTTTACGATTGCCTTATACTTATTTATGTCAACAGACATGAAGGGACGATAATTTAACGACTTCATTCTGACCTGCGGCCAGATTACATCATCGTGTAACTTTTTGTCCCAATACTTATAATTATACACCATCATGTCGATCAAAGTCAACGTTTCAATGCAAATATCTTTGCGCATGTATAATCTAAGTAAATATGGATGCTCATTCTCAGGAACAACAATGTTCGCATCGAAGTCATCCTTCATCTTAGAAAGGTCTTCTTTAAAGACGTACGTTAGTGCTTGTTTTCGCTTACGATAGTTCTCGTAGGCGGCCGTGCACTTGTCGTCTCTGAGCTGGCCAATCCAAAAATCATTGTCGCCATCAACAAAGTTGGCAAGAAGAAACTCCTCGACGTTCTTTTGTTTTGATAGCTTATAGAAAAAGTATTTGTCCTTACGTATGTCAAATGAGTGTTGATTAGCTTTAACTTTTCCATTGTATTTGTGATAGTCATATGAGTCAGAAGAGAAGTGTCTCTTTAATGCTAGGTACTTTTGGTATACTTCAAATGGTTCCACAACAGCTATTCTGCCTCTAAAGCTCAGACTGGGAGCTTTGATATTTTCTCTTTGACTAGGTTTAATGATTCTGCATCCTCATATATTAATGCTTTCAATTTCTG